GGTGGAGCGACTTGCGCTCCGGGTTTTGCAGGGTGTTACGCCTTGGCGGCAGCGAGTGCGGCCAGCAGGGCTTCCAGGTTCGCTTCCTTGTCGAACTCGACATTCAGCGCGGTCAGCTCGTCGATGACCTTCTGCTTTTCAGCAGCGGCCTCGGCCTCTTCCAGCTTTTTGCGCAGGGTTTCGACTTTGCTGTTGCTCGAAGCATCGATACCCAAAGCCTTCAGCTTGGCGAGCAGATCGGCCTTCTCATCTGCTGCCGAGGCTTCTACAACCTCGAAACTGAGCGCTTCGACCTTCTTGGCCTGCTCAAGATCGCCCTCGGTCAAGGTCAGTTCACGGCTTGCGCCAATGCCGATCAGCTTGATCGCGCCCAATGCCCAGATGCCGCGCGGGCAAAGACCGCTGTTGGTGACTTTCACTTTCATGACAACCCCCTTATGCAGGCTCGGACACGCCGTCCATGTAAGCCATGGCGCCTGGCAGGCGAACTTCGACACCACCGGTACGCGCGATGATGCCGGTCTCGAAGCCCATGATGGTCTTCTGGTGAACCGGCAGCACCATGCGAGGCATTGGAAGGTGGAAGCGGATCACGTCCAGCGCCTTGCGGTAGGCCACGATACGCCCGCCACCACCAGCACCAGCGGTCGACAGGGAGTCGGCAGTGGTAATGGTCAGCGGTCGACCGGTGCGCGCCGTGTAAACGTTGGAGGTGCGGAAGCGCTCCAGAATGGTCGGGCTATTCGCTTCGGTGCCCACAAACACGGTGGCAATGTAATCCATCACCTCCAGAGGCAGGGACAAGGTGTCAGCCAGTTCTACGTTGTTCGAAGCCTGCGGCACCAGCTTGAGCAGACCGTTGAGATCGATCAGGATCTGCTGCGGAGTCTTGTCCGCGAACAGAGTAGAACTGCCGGTGCCGGTGGCCGCCGCGGTGATGGTCTGCACGTTGGACTGGTTGACAAAACCACGCCAGTTTTTCTCGGTGCTACCGGTGGTTGCGATGTCGTAGAGCAGGCGCTCGGTGGAGCGACTTGCCGACATGGCCTTGAGGTCGTTCAGGTTGCGACCATACAGCGCGGCCTGATTGACCTCTTCCAGGTTCCACTCCCAGCCGGAGCCGATCATGGCGTAGTCGTGCGAGCCTTCACCGAAGGAAACCTGGTTGAACGGCATATCGTTCGCGGCGCCGGACAGGAACTTGGCTTCGCCCGCGAGTTGCATGCTGTAGAACTGGGTACCGATCGCCCACTGGTTGCCTTCGGTTACGACAGGCATCAGGTCGCGGTAGCTGTATTCCGGGTAGCGAGCTTCATAGATCGCGGTTTCGATGTTGCGGCCTTGGGCTACAACGAATGGCAACGCTGCTTGAGCGTCTGCGAATGCTTGTCGCATGTTATGCGCTCCGGTTCTTGATGGAGATTTCGACGATGTCGTCAGCGGCACCAGTGGTATCGAAGAAGACATTTGCGAAAGGGCCAACGATGCCGGTGCCGGCGGCGTTGGTGTATTTGTTGGTGGCGGTGATGTAGTAAACGGGATCACCGTCGACAACCGGGGCGCCGACCTGCACGTACATCTGGCCGCGCTCACGGATGGCAGCGGTGAAGTACTGCGGGTAGCCGTCGACCAGAGTCGAGCCAGCCGCTACCGCTGGAACAGCCGGGTTGAGTTTGGCAATACCGACAAACTTGCCGCCGGCAGCAAATGGAATCACGCCATGGTCGCCAGCACCTCGCATCACTGGCTCGCCGAAGCGAACGCCGGAAGCGTTTTCGATGGTGCGGCTGATGTCGTTCTTGATCTCTTCGTTCGCCGAGGCACCATGCAGGCCCTTGGCTGGACGATCAGAGTAAGTCGTTTGATAAGCGGCCATGATGGCTCCTTACTTGGCGGGCTGAGTGGAGTTGAAGTCGGCCAGCATCTTCGCGCGCGCTTCGGCTGCAGGATTGCCGGTGGTGTTGGCGTCCTGCTGAATCATGTGCTTGCGGAATGGGTCAGCGGCCGGGTCTTTCGCGGCGTCTTCCACCAGGATCTCGAAGCGCGCATCGATGTAGGCGTCGGCCTTGCCCGTTACGGCTGCATCACCCAGCTTAGCGATGACCACGGCCTTGCGAATCTCGGCATCGGTCTTGCCGGTGTAGTCGGCATCGGCGATGGTTTTGGCCTTGGTGAGCAGGTCAGCACGTGCGGTGACGCGCTTGTCGATATCGGCATCGCTGATCACAGCCGCTTTCAGCTTGGTGATCTCGTCGTCTTTCTTGGCCAGTTCGCCGTCCTTCAGCGCAATCGCAGTAGCGTGCGCGTCGGTCAGGGTCTTGGTGGCGGTGGCAGCATCGGCAAGCTTGGTGTTCAGCTTCTCGATGGCCTGGGCGCCTTGCTCGGTGACATCAATGGAGATGCCATCGACAAGGAGTTTTCGCAGTGCATCAGCCATGTCATGGCCTCCTGTTGGGGTATTTGGTTTGCTATCACCGATACGAAACTCTTCGCCAGCCCGCGCGCTGTGCACCAGGCTGAGGTGATTCATTTTCATTGGGCCAAGACTGACGTGATAAGGATCGCCCTCTGGCGTTACGCCATCTTGGAAGATGATCTCAGCGCCATAGCCCATGGAAAGTTGTCGTTTTCCTGCTTCGAAGTCCGAGATGGCGGTGGCATCCATGAGGACCAGGGGCACCTTCACCCGCTGACCATCACGGATAACCTCGCCGCCCGTGTTACCGACAGCCACGTCCTTCCAGTTCTGGGAGTTGACACCGTCGCCGCCCGGGTGGTCGTTGGTCATGGGCCGATAGGCATAGGAGTTCATCGCGTCCTTGTGGAACACCGAGCTCTCTGGCCGGTACACCTTGACGATGGGAACATCCCGCAGGCCGTGCTCGTTGTTCGGGTCAATCTCGGAGCCGAGGTAATCCTGAATACCGGTGCGTGCGACGAAGGCCTCGGCCACCAGGTAGCCGTCTGCCGTGCGTCGAACACCGGAGACAGGCACGGAGTCGGTAAAGATCATGGGATGATTTCCTCAGGGTCTGGTTTTTCGGCGCCTGGTGAGGACGGAAGATCATCACCGCCCTCTTCGTCCGGAAGCTCTGCGCCGAACTGGTCGATGGCCGCTTCCAGCCCAGGCATCACGCTCAGCTCCACCAGCAGGTTCACCGATGCAGCTGATAGCGCGTCCTCAGGGAACAGGCCCGAATCCTTCAGCGCCTTGATGGTGTCGGCGGTGGTCTTGCCGATGTCTGCCCGCTCTTTGGCCGTGGCCTGCCACAGTGGCGCCCATGAGTAGTGGATCTCCTTGGGCCGGACGCCCAGTGCTGAGCGGATCAGGCACTCATCCAGCACGCTCATGGCGGGCTTGATCTCCAGCTTCTGGCGCGACGCGACGTTGTCGTAGTAGTTGCGGGTGTTCTCTTCGCCGTTGGCGCCCAGGCCCGTGGAGGACTGGCCGAACATGCGGGTGCCGGGGATATCGAACGCACCGGACACCCCCTGCTCTGTCTTGGCGATGACCTCGGGCAAATTGCCGAAGCTGGCCGACTTGGAGCTGTGGGTCTCGGCGCCGTCGAGGATCAGTGTGCCGTTGATACCCTTGGCGGTAGCAGCCAGACGCAAGCGCTCCAGCAGCAAGCGCTCGTAGTTCTTGTCCTGCATGCTCGACATCAGGTTCGGAATGTTGATGACGTCGATCTTGGCCTCGTAGACCAGGCTGACCACGTTGGCCACCGTCTCGTCGTAGTGACGCACGGCAGGCATGGCTGCCAGCAGCACCGAGTCACCCCAGCCGAAGCCGCAACCGACAGCAAGCTCAGGGTCAGGGTGTGGCGTGCCAATGAAGATCACCAGTCGCGACGGGTGGATCTCAACCTGGCTGCCCGGCAAACGGTAAGCCTTGGGCTTGCCAAAGCGCGGGCTCTGCGGGTCTTGTTCAATCTCGGTCGCGCTGAGTTGCCGGCGGGTCATGACAGTGAGGTACTTCACGCCTCCCTGCTTGACGCGCTCAGGGTTCAACTCGGATGCCGTATCACGCTCACCGGTGCCGATGAATACAGCAGCACCACCAAACAGACGGGCCTTCAATAGGGCCTCAAGCACCTTGCCCTTGACGTTCAGGCGGTCTTCTTCGGCCTCGATCAGTTCGATCTGGCCCTTGTCGGCCTGCCAGCTGCGCCAGTTACGGCACGCGTCCACCGCGGGGATGGTCACGCCCTTCTGCGCCGTCCACGAACCACGGAAGGCGTTCAGCAGCTGCTGGTCGTCCATCTCCGGGATGGCATAGTGCGAGTGAGATGCCTTGTCGCGCGCAGTACCCAGTCCTGCGACCAGGTTCTGCAGGCTGTCTTTCAGGTAGCTGAATGCGCTCATGAGTTGCTCACGTTTGCGAGTGTGTAGCTGCCCGCAATCGGGAAGCGCTGGACAATGAAGTAACCGAGTGCGTCGACCGGGTCTTCAGTGCCGTCCTTGTTGGGTTCGCCGTTTTCGGTGTATGCCTGTTGCTCCAGCACCTGGGTGGTTACTGGGCAGTTGTCGGTGTTCACCAGGTAGCGGCGCTTATGGTCGATATTCAGGAACATGGCGTTCACGGCCAGTACCCGGTCCCTAACCGCTGGGTTCGACGGGTTCACCATCACCATGAAGCCGGCGGCGCGGAGCAGACTGTGATCTGACTCGCTGCCGTTCACGCTCTTGCGGTTCTTGCCGCTGGCGTCCGGATAGACCGTGATGCTGTGCCCAGGGAAGCGGCGCTTCAGCTCGACGATCATCGCCGGCGTGTCGAAAAGGTGCGTGGCTTCCTCGAGTAGCAGCGGGAGACCGTCACGAATGACATGCACCGTCGCGGCCATCCGGCTGATGTTGAAGTCCATGCCGACGTGCAGCTGCTCGCCCGGGCGAATGGTCGCGTCTGTGTGGTTCTGCTTGCGGCAGAAGTTCGGGTACACGCTGCCCGAGGTCAGGTTTACGAACAGGCCATCGATGTACGCGTCCACCAGGTTCGCCGGGTAGGACTCGCGCAGCGACTTGATGTAGTCCTTCGGCAGGTTCTTTGCGTTCTGCCGCGTCGAGGCGTGCACGATGCCGTACAGCGGGCGCTGGCTCGGATTGGATGCAAGCTCCTTGACGAACTTGCGGTACACCCAGTTGAAGCCCTCCGGCGTCGTGGTGACGTCGATGGTGTTCATGTCGCGGCCAGGCCACACAGTGGACATCCGCGCAATGATCTTCTTCCAGGCGCTATCGGCCTTCTTGATCGGCATACAGTCGATCTCGTCGACCAGTGCATGCGCGATGTTGAAGCCGACGATGCGGTGCGGATGCTCCATGCTCTTGCAAACGATGGTCGATAGGCACCGGCCTCGGTTATCACGCAGGTACACGCGCTTCTTGCTCGGCACGATGTCGGCGAACAGGCCAAACGCCTCCGCGACCACCGGCATGGTGTCGTAGAAGATGTCAGCGATCTGCGGATAGGTCGGCGCGAAATAGCCCTGGGGAATGCCAGGGTTCTCCAGCGCGTTGATGCAGAGCCGAACACAGCCCACGAAAGTCTTACCGCTACGGTAGCCGCCGACGAACGCCGAAAACTTCTTGGGGTGACTGATGAACTCGAACTGGGGCTTATTCAGCTTCAGGGTCGCTTGCATCTTCTACCCCGATGATTACTTGCTTAGGCTCGGGCAGGCCCTTATTCGGGTCTTCCAGTTCGCGGCGCAGCTTCTCGTTGGTGAGGCGGCGCGTCTCCAGGTCTTCCTTTGTCCGCTCCAGGCTCTCGACGCGTGCAGTGAGGCGGTCGATCAGGCTGGAGTAATCGCGAACCTTGCTCGTAGTCGTTATCGATGTGAGCGCGGTCTCTTTGCCGCTGACCAGGATCGGCTCTTCCTTCTCCGACTCCACTTCCAGCGTGTTGCCAAATTCGTTCTCCCTGGCCAGCGCACGCATCAAGCGCACTCTCGTCAGCCGCAACTCATCGTCCACGCGCCCCAGCTCGATGCTGGCAAGCATGTCGTTCTCTTCGTCAGTCAGGAATCGGCTGTAGATCGAGCCGGGCTTTGCAGCGTTCTTGTTGCCCCTCTGTTCCTTGGGGCCTGAACTCTTGCCGCCGTGTAGCTTGCAGCGAGAGGAACCCGGTATCGCGTGACGCTTGCATGGTTCCCCGTTGCCGCGCTTGGATGCGCCGCATAGGGCCATAGTCAGCCTCATTCATGGGGTTGGTTTTCGCAGAACGATTCATTCAATGCATTCGAACGTCATTCAATGATCATTCGATGCCTATAACCTTGATCTCACCCCATACGGGTCGGGAGTCGACATGCTCGCCATCGGATGACTTGATGGGCTGGTCAGCAACAACAGCGATACCCGACATGGTGTCGCAGTAGGTCACACACTCAAGGCGCTCTCCGTCAAGGAAGACCTCGCGCCGCCCTCGACCATCATCGGCCCAATGCACATGTTCGCCTGACTGGTCGCTCATGGTGATACCTCATACTGGAACGCCCGATCAGCAGGCATGGCCGTCACGAACCGGCACCTGTGAGTATCGAACGCCTCATTGAACGCAATGGTGCGGCGGTACTCGGAGGTGACCTTACCGGTGAACCGCTCGCGGTGAACGACCACACCCTCACGCAGGAACTCGACTTCAGCCGATCCCTGTAGCTTGGTGACGATTACTTTCATGTGACCTATCTCGCGCCACGATTTGGCGCATTCGAAAACGTGGCGCGGATTACTTGCTCTGGCTGCGGACGATCTGGGCGTCCACCTGGTCAGCGCACGTATCCAGCAACTTGATGGCCTTGTCCTTCAGCTCCCACACATCGCCATTGAAGCGAAGGTCTGCTTCATCCTGGTCTACCCGCTCGCACGGGATCAGCTCAGGGGCTTCGATCCTTAGGGCCTGGGTCTTTGTTACTACCGCTGGCTTTGCCGCGCAGGCCGTCAGGAAGAGGCTGAGCAGCCCAGTCACGAACAGGCTTGCTGTTGCGCTTGAGTTCTTCAAAGTCTTTCCTCGCCTTCTCGGCTTTCTTCTCGCTGGCCTTGATGCGCTTGGCCAGGTCCGCGGTGTATGCGGCGTTGCGCAACGCTTCGGCGCGCAGCGTGGTGATAGTGGCCTGACTCTCGTTGTTGGCCTTGACCGCCTCATCCTTGGCCTGGGATTCAATGCGCTTCTCTGCACGCAGATCCTCGACACGCATCTGCTGGATGCCAACGAGCAACAGGCCAACCAGGGCGACGATGATTGCCACTGCTATCGCCTTCATGCTGAGTCCGCCTTTCTGCCCAGGAACCTGATGATCAGGTCACGGATCGCTGTCACGCCAATGAAGCCGATGGCACCGCCGGCGGCCACTGACAAGCTCGGCGGCCATTCCATCCACTCAATAATGCTGCTGGCTGACAGGCTCAAGGCCCCACACAACAGCGCTTCAAACAAGGTGCGCCAGTAGTTCTTCGGCTCTTTTGCGTCGTACAGCACGCGCAACAGCGTGATCGTGAAGGCCATAATTGCGCCCTGCCACAGTGGGTTCGAGAGGACCAGCCACACCTGGGCCCAGAAGTCGGGGTTTTTCTCAGGCATCGGGTTCATCTCGGTGTCCTCCCGGTTAGGGAGTTAAGGAACGGGGTGATTAGCGCTTGAGCGGGATATCGCCGGTGTAGCCGCTAAACGGCACGGGGGCTCCGCCGAAGCGGCGAATGAAGTCACTAATAGTGCCGCCAGACTTGTCCGCCTCAATATCACGCAGCAGCGCATCCGCCACCTCGCGCTTTGCCTGGGTAGCTGCTGAGTCTCGCGTCTGACCAATCAATGTATGCAACTCGCCAAGCTTGATAGCGAGACTATCGAGACGATCAGCAACCGCGCGATTCTCGGCGCCCTGCTTTTCCTTGAGCTCATCAAGACGCTTGTTGACCTGTCCAACACCGATGGCGTCGATGCGGTCCTTCAGCTGCTTGCCCAGTTCAGTCTCGTCGATCTTGCCGGCCAGCAATTCGAGGATCTTGCTGGCATCACCATCGGTGATTGCCTTTTCAATCTCGGTCTGTCCGTTCTTGGTAACGCCAAAACGCGCAGGATCATCAATCAAGCCCAGACCAACACCTGATGCGCATAGGCCGTTCACACCTTCCTGCATCTTCAGCGACCAGTTCGGACCGATCTTCGCGTTGGTGATCGTGCCGTCGTGGAGGAAGGTGTCGTTGATGTAGGTCTTGCCTTCATCAGCTTTGAATGGCTGAGGCTGCTCAGGTGCATCCGGGTTGCCGAACCGGCACCGAAGCACTCCGTCATGACTGACTGTCAGGCCCTTGTTTGTGAGCCTGGTATGAGTTCCAGCGACCTTCGCCTTTTCCAGGCGATCAGCCAGCTCTTCCTCGGTTTCGAGGCGGGAGTAGCTCAGGAACAGGCGAGCATTGAAGGATTCATCGCCGTAGCTCGCGTCGAACTCTTCGAACTCGGCGGCGTGGCGATACTGCTCTGGCACCTTTTGCAGCTCGGCCTGCATGAACTGGAGCAGGTTGGCCGCATTCTTGGGTAAGTCGTACTTGCTCCAGCTGGCCACCTCGACTGACACCATCTGGCGCTCAGGCGCATTCGCCGCGCTACCCATGGTGCAAGAGTTGATCTCGAACTCACCGGTGAGGGTGTTGAACTTCCATCCGGAAACGCCCGGCACGTAGTTGCTGGATTGAATAGAGCAGGACATTTGCTGCGCCTCTTAACGAGAAAAGCCCCAGCGATTGCTGAGGCCCTGAATAGGCGCGGTCTTTCCCGCAGTCAGCCAAAGACGATCCCAGCGTCGACGCCCTAATGCATCGATCTCGCCGCTCCTGTCTCGCGCCACCCTGTAAGCACAGTGAGGTCAGGGTACGCGGGCTGCCGGTGTTTTTCCGTAGCGCTGCACTACCGGCTTATCAGGTCCAGGCCTTCCGTGAGGCTGCCCTGGCTGCAGTAAAACTCAGGCAATAAAAAACCCGGCGCATTGGCCGGGCTTTCTTGGATCAAGAGTACGTTGCCGAAGGCAAAACTCTAACAGTGGCGATAAGGTATCACCAGCCGCACGGGAACGCAATAGGCCCTCATGCGGCCTCGCGCATTTCGTAAATTACCGCTGCAACGGGGCTCAGCGCGCGCCGGTCCAGATCCTCGCAGCACTCGAAGATCAGTTGCAGTACCCCGCCCCAGTCCCGCTCCCAATTGCACGATTCCAGGCGCACTTCGTAGACTTGCCACATCCAGGCCCGGAACTTCTCGGCATTGGCCAGTGGGTCTTCGTTGGACGATTGCCCGCCCTGGTGCATGTGCTGGTACCGGCGTAGCACGCCCTTTACGACGAACTCCAGCTTCTCGCGCTTAGCCGCCGTCATGCGTGGAGACCGGTTTTGCACCAGCAGGAACACGACCTCTTCCGCCGCCTCCCGGATATCGTCGCTTTGCTCGGCGGCGTACATGAAGTCACCGAATACGCGGATCTGCGGGTGAAGACGAGCGATTGCCGACTGGATGTGCCCAGCCAGTGCCCCGTGCACAGCGTGGTTTGCCGTCGGGCCGCGCTCGGTGTTCTGCACCACCACACCGAGCTGCACAACATCGGAGGTCTGGCCGGGGGCCGGGTTGTACTTGCAGTCATGCCAAGCCTGGCGCGCTGAGTTGATCTTCATGCTGCCTGCCCCTTCTTGAGTTCTCTGGTCTTTGCCCGGTATTCGGCGGTCATCGCCTTCAGTTGCTCGATGGTGTACTTCTTGGCCTCATGAGGCCCTTCGATCCAGGCCAGCATCTCGGCACCTATCTTCTCCAGCAGGCGCGGGCGGTAGCCGAGGATGTTTCCGGACTTCGATAGGTTGCAGTTCTTGTTGCATTGGAGATGGACGTTCAGCGGCTCGAAGCGCAGTTCAGGGCATGAACCAGTCGTCCTGTAGTGGCCCGCGCAGTACTGAACATCCGCAGTGGTTCCGCAACTGATGCAGGGCTGTCCGGCGTCACGAGCACGTATCCAGGCGTTGAATGCGTGCTGCGTATCCTTGAGGTGATCCGCCCTGCTCTTCAGCTTCTCCTTACGGACCTTGATGTCCTTGCGACCAACATCCGCCAGGGCCTTCTTGGCGCTCGCCTGGCCCTTCTCCGACTTGCCGTAGGCGATGGCGCACTCGATCTCGCCGCACACCGCCTGCGTATCTCTGGAGGGCGTGAACATCACTCGGCACTCTGGGCAGCGCTTTCGGCGTGCGACACCAGACTTGATCGGAGTTTTGCGTTGCAGCGGGGTGCGCTTCATGCGAACACCTCGCGAAACCATTGCAGCACTGTTCTTGGCTTGGCCATGGCCAGGCCATCTTGATATCCGGCCCGGTATGCATCCATGAATGGATGGCGCAAATACCTGACACCGTTGCGGTTTTTCGCATCTCGGTGCCCTTCTTCGTAAGCCTGGCGACTTCTCTGGGACGTTTTACTCATGCCGCCGCCTCCCATTGCTCAGGCATCTTCCCTTTCGGCTCGCTCCAGGTGACGCCCTTTTCGGCGCCGAAGACGTACATGCATTCGATTACGTCGCCCAGTTCGGCAACGGTCATGCGCTTGGTGCTTTCGCCCAGCATCACCACACCACCGTTGATGCCCTGGGCCATGCGGATCTCCTGGCGGGCTGCAGCGGTCATAAGCGCCTTCCAGTCCTCGCTGTCGAGCTTCTGCATCACTCCATTGACTGGCCATTCAACCTGGCGGGAGATGTCGCCCAGCATTGCCCACAGCTTGGCGTTCTGCTCCAGGGTGCGGCGGGACTTCACAGGACGGACGATGATCTCAACTGCGCCGGCGGCCGACAGCTCAGTTGCGAACAGGTAGGCAAGGCGCAACACCTCACGAACACGGGATGGGCCTGACGTCCAGAAGTGGCGAGGCTTGTGGATGACGTTGGTCATGACTGCTCTCCCTGGCCCATGGCGGCGAGCAGTTCGTCGCACTTCTTGACTACCGAATCCAGACTGGCCTGGCGCAGCGGTCGGTAGGTCGCCATGCACTGCCGGTGCTCGTCTGCTTCGGTGTTGGCGGAATCGCGCAGGGTTTCGAACAGTTCCAGATCGCACAGGACTTTTCCCTCGCGCTCCTTGCGCAGCGCCTCCACCTCAGCCTTCAGCTCAGCATTCACCCGCTCGTAGGCTTCGTAGCCGGTCTTGAGGCCGGCGTTTTCGGCGCGGAGTTGGTCGATGTTCGCTTCCTGCCTACGGATGCGTGATGCCGAAGCGAGAAGAACAATGACAAATGGATCTTCTTCTCCATCGTCAGCGTTTTCCTGAATCGCCTGAGCGTTATCGACCAGCTCCTTGATCAGGTCTTCCGCTAGCCAATCATGCGGACCTTTCAGCGCCTCGTTCTCGGCGATCAGGGCCAGGACTACCTCTGGAGTGGCCTGCTCCCGGAATGCCATGTTGCAAAGCGTCAAAAACTTCATGTGCTGGTCAGCGCTCTCAAAGTCAGAGGCTTTCAGTGTGATCAGGCGCTCAGCCGCACTTCTCAGGTCCGCGGTATCACTCATAATCTGCGCACTCCCTTCTTAGCCAGCGCCTCACGCTCAGCACAAGGCGTGCAAAGCTGAACCCCCGGAATAGCCACACGACGACCCTCAGGAATCAACTCCCAGCACTCCACGCACTCTGTGGAGCTGATACCGCTGTAGCGAGGGATCTGGGAAAGGGACCGATTCAGGGCCTCTTGGATTACGATGTCGGCGTCATCACAGATGTCGGCCATGTTAAAAACCCTCCTTGCCGCGCTGCGATTCCCAATCGAACGGAACAACGATCAGCCCGCCCTCCCGCAACCGATCGACGCAGCGGTCGCCCATGGCTCGGCCCAGGTCATTCGCTTCCAGGTTGGATATGATCACCGTCGGCGCCTCGCGCTCGTACCGGCCGTTGATGATTGCGAACAGGGTGGTCAGCTCGAAGTCGCTCGGCTGTTCCTTGCTCACGCCGATCTCGTCCAGCACCAGCAGGTCGGGATTGATCAGGCTGGCCAGGATGTCGCCCTCGGTTCGCTCGCTATGCCGGTCGTAGGTGCCACGGATGGCCTGCAGGACTGCCCCAACCGTTCGATACACCGCCGACCGGGAAGTCTTGTGCAGCAGTTCGTTGGCGATGGCCACACCGAGGTGAGTCTTGCCAGTACCAGGCTTGCCGATCAGCACCATGCACCGCCCTACTTCGCGAATCTGGTCGAACGTGGCGACGTAGTGACGGCAGAACTTCAACGCCTTGCGCTGTTGGTCATGCTCGACCTGGTAGTTATCCAGAGTGCGAGTGAGGAAGCGTTTCGGGATCAACGCATCGCCCAACTTGCGAGCCAGGGCGATACGCAGCTCGTAGGCCTTGTTCGCCTTCTCGCTGGCTTCACGCTCTTCAGCGGTTGCACGCATGCATTCAGGGCAGCCACCCTTCAGCTCACGACCCAGCAGAACGGTGACCTTCTGGTCGAAGTTGCCGTGCTTGTCGCATTCCGCCGGCTGGGTGCGGATCGGCGGCGCGCCCTCTGGAAGCGCCACAACCTTCTCAGAGCGCATAGGAGCCGTCCTCACGCTGGATCAGGCCGGCGGTGTAGTCGCGGTCAGCGAAACCGGTGTGGCGAGATGGGGTCTCACGCTTCACGAACGGGCGGACGTTGCTGCCCCGGTTCTTGTCGTCTTTTACCCACTTCACCAGCAGCGATGCCCATTTGGATTGAGTTTGCAGAAGTCCGGTTGTTTCGTGGTGAGCGGTGAACGGGGCCACGGCCTCCTTGGTGAACAGGTCAGTCGAGACGCCGAAGTGGATGCAGTAGGTCTTCAGCAGATTAACGTCAGGCATCCAATCCAGGGTCATCTCGACTGGGGCCTTTGGGTCAACAGGCGGCTCGCCCTCTTGCTGGGGAAGTTCCTCAAGATCACCGAAGCCTTCGAAGCCTGAGCTCGGAATTTCTTCACCCGCGTTGTGAGAGTGGTGTTGATCCCTTCCATTCCCTTCCCCTTCCCTTCCGGGGGTGAGGGCTCGACTACCATTCGACGACTCCTCGTCGAGTACTCGGCTACCACTCGGCGAGCTTTCGTCAGGGCCTCCGATAAATGCCGGGTATTTGAAGGTGCGCTTGTCGATTTTCTGGTGACGCCAACCGCGCACATGCAAGTAGGTTTTGCCCTCGACTGAGTAGAGAGCAATCAGGTTGGATGACTTCAACTCGCCCAGCAGCCCATCAACCGATTCAACGGTTATGTCGTCGCCAGGGAACACGAGGGCCTTAATGGTCCGGGGCGACAACGGGTGATTGCCACCGTCGTCACAGAAGTTCCAGATGCCGATGAATAGGAGGCGAGCCAGCGGCGTGCAGGACATAACCTGCTCACTCGACCAGAACTCGGGTTTTACTGTGCGGATGCGCGCCATCATTGGGCCTCCAGTTTGTACTGAGCCCATAGGCCGGCCACCCAGGTGACGCCCTTAGGAGTGAATTTGGTTTGATTGAAGGCGTGGCCGCTGTCGCTGGTGCCTGTCTTCACGTCGAAGCGTCCGGCGTCGATGTGCCCGCTGTAGGCCTGCCACTCTCCACCCATGCGGTACATGATCTTCTTATCGAGCAGGAACTCACGAAAGCGGGCCTCATTGGCCCCCAGCAGCTTGGCTGTCTGGCGGAAGCCCTTCAGTCCTGTGGACTCGACGTACTTGTCGACGAACTCGACCTTTGGCGCAGCGATGGCCAGGGCCTGATTCGCCTGCTGCTGAAGTTCAAACTGTTCAGCCCAGGCACGGGCGGCGGCGGCCGGATTGGAAAAGTCCGGAAGCGTCGCGATAACGCGAGGACCTTCAAGCCCTTTCAGCTTTTTCAGCACTGATCGGCGTACAGCCTTCGACTCGCGCATACCGACCAGCATGCATTGATCCAGAGTCAGGTCATAAGTGGCGACTTGGTTGCCGTGGCGGGGGGTGAAATATTTTTTCACCCCCTCCAGGTCATCGCCCAACTCATCCTCAACACGAGAAAGGAAGTGGTCATTACGGACTTTGGGCTCACCAGCGAGCGCCCGCGCGTCGTTGATCATTTCCCGGAGCTCAATGCTGGACATAGTCCGCGCCACGTTTTGCGATTGAAGAAAACGTGGCGCATTAATTCCAGCGGTATTGCTTTGTGATTCGATTTGCATATAATCCGCCTATCAAGTTGTTCAAAAGGCCGGGTCACTACCCCGGCTTTTTATTGCCTAAAAATTGGTCAGCCCCTATCGAGGCCCTTTTTGTGTTCCACCAGTGAAAGCAGTGGCGCTTTGCGCTTCATCTGCTCCAGCTGGGTCTGGAACGCGAGCGATCGACCTGCTTCCAGGTATTCATGCGTCGCGTATTCGAGACTCCATCCAAGCTCGGCGCTTAACTGCCGAACCTCGTCCTGAGCCCCCTTCTCCAGCATGTCGAAGGTTCTTTCAGGCATTGGCCCTCCATAGGGCCTTTAGGCCGTCTTATCATTGGAACCAAGGTTCATTTCCCGGATCAGCTCCGCTGCGCCGAGGCGGCGCGCAACCATCGAAAGCTCGTGCACGTACGTCGCGAGCTGCATGCCTGCGCGCTTTGCCTCCATCCGCAAATAACGGACGTCTTCGGGCTTGAATCGGGATTTGATTACTTCACTGCGTTTGTGGGATGGATCGTCATAGGCCATTGATTGGCTCCTTGCGGCTGATGAAGGGGTTTAAGCGGCTGTTCTTTTGGCGGACTGCACGGGGAATGGGCGAAGCTCCTCCGCGGTGTACTTGCCGTCGCCGTGCTCAATCACGTACACGTCGCGGCCAACCCTGAGAGCTTTATTCAGAGCGCCCTGAGTCATGCCGAGCAGGACTGCGGTCTTTGTCTGCCCGTTGGTTTCAGCAAATTGGGAAAGCGGGATTCGGCTCATAGCCATTCCTCCATGGTTCATGGAGTCAATTATTGCCTTGGGAATTGAAATAAATCAATGCCTGAGGAATTTGTTAGCTATTACCTGCGGAAATACACTCGCCCGCCATGAGCAAAGAGAAACGCAAATTAGAAGATTGGGAGCTGGCAGAGTGCGCAGCCCTAAAGGCCTTGGTGCTCCAAGAGAACTACTCGCGCCCTAAGGAAAAGCGGATCACTCAGGAAATGGCCGGCGCGGCCCTGGGGATGAATCAGGGATCGTTCAGCAACTATCTGAATGGTCGGCTGGCGCTCAACAAGGACATAGCGGTAGGCATCTATAAGCTGTTCGGCATACCTGCGGAGTCATATAGCAAGCGACTGGCTGAAGAGATCGCTGATATGGCGAAGGTATATACAGATCACGATTATCAGAAAAACGACCTATATGCCCAGGCGAGCCCAGGGCACAGAACGGCTGTAGATGAAATGGCAAGCAGGATGCTAGGGATGACAGAGGAGCAAGCTCTGAAGCTCAAGCAAGCAATGGACTTATTGATGCCAGCTGATGACCCAAGAAAAGATTGACTACCCTCCTTTGCTGCCTGGCGGAATCCACGATTACACGATGGATTCGCTTAGGCCCATCGCTGTAGATAAATTCCCTGAATCCGTCAGGCGGAAGGCCCTATTTGGCACCCTTGGTATATACTTGGAGATGCTGGAAGCCACAGGCTTCAAGGGTTCCGCGCTGATTGATGGCTCGTTCATGTGCCAAAAGGAAGAGCCTGACGACATAGATTTGGTATTGATTTATGAGTCAGAAGTTATCGACAACATTTCCGAAGCAGCGCGCCCCGTGCTCAATGGACTTTTCGATACGCTGACCGTAAAAGCCCGTTTCAATCTGCACGTCTTTCAGGTTCCACTTGAGGATTCAAAAGGCCTTGAGTACTGGAAAAAGTATTTTGGAACTCAACGCGACGAGGTGACGCCTAAAGGCCTTGCTTCGATTGGAGTTAACTTATGACTGAGCAAGCAAATCGTATCGATTGGCTTGAGCGCCAGCTTGCTCAGGTTGACGAATTCATTGAGCGCGACTCAGCGGCACTTGCCCAACACCCGGACAAGTATTCGTTGCAGCTGGCCCTCAGCTCCTGGAGATCGCATCAAGACGAATTGCACCAAGAGCTTCGTCAAGCCAAGGCTAGCCTCCAGCTTGAAGTTGTGCAGCTCCGGCTGATTGGCATGCGCATGGATGGCAGCATCCCGTTGAAGCTGCTCAGCAAGCTTTCTGATTCTTTCAATCGCGCACTGTCCTATGCGGCATACCACCTTCGCCACGGCTCCAATCCAAAGAAAGGCATTCCTGAGAGCTTAGCGAGGGAGATGGATCTCAGACTTTCTGATCTGGCCTTTGGCTCTACCCGCCTGATATTTGCCGGTAACGTATCACCCGACATGACCGGCGAATCGATAATGGAAGGCGCTCTTGAGCAGATATTCGACGTCCTCCAAGCCCCTACAAGCGACCGTATCAAGGAGCTTGTAGCTATTATCGGGGTGCCTGCGACAAAGGCGCTTAGCGACATGCTTGGAGTGCTGGAGGCTAGTAAGATTGGAGCAGAGCTTTCCTGGCCGGCTCCTAACTCCAAGGTATACCAATGGGGCGGAACTCTGGACGCCGTGCGCTTAACGCATGAAAAGCTCTCAGCGCATCAAGACATAAAGCCGGTGCCGACAACGCTATTCGGAGTTGTGGCAGACCTCAAGGAAAATGGGACGATATATGTCCGAAGCGGCGACTCAAAGCAGAAGGTCACTTACAACCGCCAGCAATTTCCCGAGATCCAGAAGCTTAGCCTTGGAATGCCCATCTCCATCAAGGTCATGAAATACGTACGCTACGTCGCCTCGGAAGACCGAGAGATAGTCACGTACAAGATGATTACTGAAGACTAGCCCCTCTTAACCCTGACGAAAGCCCGCCAAGAGCGGGCTTTTTTACGACCATAGAAATTATTATTTCCTCAGGCATTGACGATTATTAATTCCCTAGGCAATATTCACTCCATCGAGTCACCCAACAGGGACTCGCCAGGGCCTCAGGGCCTGACCGCTCTTTAACAGTCAGCGCAACAAACAACAGACCGCATTGCCTCTACCGGCGACCGGCGAGCAGACAGGCCCGAAAGCCTGCCAACGACAGGGAAAACCTTGTACGGCTGCTCGATGGTGAAACGCCAGAACCGTGTATGCCCAGTAGGCACGAATGACCCGGCAAGCAATGCGCCCCGCGAATCCCAGCGGCAGATGGGAGAGACACCAAATTCAAGAATTAGCGGGCCCGATAGCTTCGGCTGGGACCGCCGGACCTCATGCACCCTGCCCACCTAACCGGGCAAACGAGCTGCAGCGTGCATGTTGTAGGGACCTGTGATCCAAGGCGAACAGATGCTGATTGACGCCCTGGGGAGGAAGCTCACCGCCAACCTACGAAGACGAACGGCCAGCCCTGCAATCAACAGCGGGCAACGGGCCACACCGCTGATGCAACAAACCCAGGCCGTCGCCAGTAGCGGGCCTGGGCACCCTTCCCCACCTCTATTACGTCAGCACTCCTCCCCCGCGCCCATCGGCAACCAGCGGGAGGAATGAGTGTTGACGAATACAGGCGAACCAAACAAACGGAGTTGACGATGAACGAATCCAGTAAGTCCCGGCCGACCGAGCCTTCTTACAACGACCCGAAGCCTACCCACGTCTAACCGGGCGAACCAACGAATGGAGAGAGTCATGGAAATGAAGCACACGCCTGGGCCATGATCGCATTGGTCTGGCTACAACCACGTCGACAAGATCGAGGCCCAGGTAACGGCCGAAGATGGCGACATCGTGATTGCCTCCTACAACCACCTGATCTCCGAGGGAGAAGCCAACGCAAAGCTGATGGCGATGTCGCCTCAACTGCTTCTGGCTCTTGTAGATGCTGTGACGATATTTCGCGGTCTCGTCGATGTGATGCCGGTCCTTCGGGAGCGAGTCGGGGCATACGACAACCTCATATCCAAAGCCACCGCCTAACCCCAAACACTGGAGGTCGCCATGAGCGAGTTCGGATACTGCGAGGGCGATGTCTGCCGCCGCAAAGGCTGTAAAGGCGTCATCCAAATGCGTAAGGCGGAAAACTGCAGCTGCCACATCAGTCCGCCCTGCTCGGCCTGCACGGCGCCGCGCCACTTCTGTGATGCGTGTAAGTGGGATGAGGCGGACGACGAGATTATCAACGACTTCATCGTCAACGTGGATAAGACCACCGGCAACTATCGGAGCTGGGAGCCAAGGCCACTTGACCCGACAAAAATCGATTACAGGATCAAATCACACACCAATTCATCGCAGATCTGCGAGGGCGTTTATCCCGAAGGGACGACCCGGGAAGAAGTGCAAAAGCTGGTGATTGGCACATTCGGTGGTCGCTTCGAGCACTTCGGGAAAGGGAAATTCAAGTACATCGCTTACACCGACTAACCCGCCACTATGGAGGCGACCATGAACGCAGCATTGAAGATATGCCAGGAGCGCTACGACGCTCAGTTGCCGCCTCCAGTGAGCGAGTCGGCGGTGGAGATTGAACGCAAGGAGTGGCTGTACAACGCCACGGAGCAGCTGGTGAGGTTTGGCCAGGATGTGAAGGTGCAGCGGCGCCTGCGCAGGCCTCAGGCCGTCACGGTCGCACAACTGGCACTGGCGGCGGACGAACTGGCGAACAACCGGCAGGCGAGCTGTGAGGTCGGCACGCCGGCGCTTGGCTGGTTGCTGATCGCCAACAACCTCGGTCGAGCCGACAAAGACGCCGCCACCGAGCTGCTGGGGCGAAGCGACCACCCCTTCGGCAAGCTTGGCGAAATTGCAGAGGTCCTACTTCGGCCCCTCGCTGACGATGCACTGGCCGCCCAGGCCGAGGATGACGAACTATGAACACACCAACCGCCCTCGCCCGCCTGGGCCTGGAAATCGCCAAGATGAAGAAGTCGTGCACACCTGTACCGGACCGCACCTTCGTCATGGGCATGATCGAAATGGCCGAGTTCGCCGATCTGGTCGACTCCCCTACCGCCAACCGTTATTGCGATGCGCTGGATGCCAAGTTCGTCGAGCGCAATACGCAGCTCAAGGAGGCGTCATGACCATCATCGCCGGATCATTCAAAGGTATCGCCGAGGCCCTGAGAAATCAGGGTTTCTTGCTTCTGGCAGACGTGAAATGGATCGAGCAGCCTTGCAAGTGTGCGGGCCGCTGGACTTGCCGGGTGATGATATGACCGACCTACTCAACATGGAGCTGATCAACTCGCTGCCCCAGCCCTTGTGGGTAAGCGAAAACGGGAGGGACTGGTGGTGGCCGGTACAAGACATCTGCGTTGAAAGCGGCATAGTTCGAATCGACGTATGCGGAATATTGCAGGCCGGCCACATTTCGGACTGGCTTTATGTACGCGATGACGCCCAGGTCATCCATGACCCAGATACCTTCTACCTTGAAGATGAATCGTCATGACCTCCTACCAAAGAGCCAAGCGCTACTGCTTCTGGCGCGGGTCTGCCATAGCACTCTCCATCCTCACCTTCCTGATGTTGCTCAGCGCCCTCGCTGACCGAATTACTCAATAGGTAACCGACATGAACGAAGTCAAGCACACGCCCGGGCCATTCTTTACCTCCTGCCCGCACGGCGGAACGATCTACGTTGAGGCCAGGCTGCGCGGCTCGACGATTCAGGAAGTGGCAGCCGTTGGCCCAACTGAAACGCCCGATCAGCAGCGAGCAAACGCCAATCTGTTTGTTGCCGCGCCTGATCTGCTTGAGGCGCTGGAGGACTTGAAGCGCGAGCTTGTTCTTTCGGATGTGGATCTGGATTACATCGAAAGTCACTTCAGGCCATGGTTAAACAAGGCCGAATCCGCAGTAGCGAAAGCTCGCGATTATCTATTCTCGCCCATGCCAGTAATCGCCAAAGCCACCCAATAACCCCCTTCACAGCGCCCCTCTCCGGTGGCGCGGAGAGCAATCATGTCTGACAAGAACATGAAGATTTGGGATCTCGTCGATAAGACGGACACCCGCTACACGAAAGACGCCAAGGTCGGCGGGCAGCAGATCACCAGCCTGAACGGCACGGCGATGATCATGAAGGCCACCGAAGTGTTCGGTCCGGCAGGCATCGGTTTCGGCTGGAAAGTGCTGGAAGAGCGTTTCGACCCTGGCGTCGAGGTGTTCATCGGCGAAGGTGAAAAGCGATCTAGCCTGGGCTTTACCAGTAACCACACTGTGCGTATCGCCTTCTGGTTCATGCTCGACGGCCAGCGCGGCGAAATCGAATCGTATGGCTGCACAAACTACATCTACAAGGCGTCGTACGGGATGCTCACAGACGGTGAGGCCCCAAAGAAAAGCCTCACAGACGCCATCAAGAAGGCTTTGAGCTCGCTCGGGTTCAGCGCCGACGTGTTCCTGGGGATGTTCGACGACAAGGACTACGTCAGCGCTCTGGCTGATGAGCAAGCGATAGAGCAGGCCGAAGACAAGGTCGCCGAGGAAGAGCGCCAAAAGCAGGAGCGCCTGGACTACATCGCGTCCGTCATTGAATCCTTGAAGACCGCCAAAACGCCCAAGGAACTCAAGGCGTTCCATGACGTTGCCGTGCGCCGCCTGACGCTGCGCAGCGACACGAAAGCCGTCACCCGGATCGTGCGCGAGTACGACGAGCAGAAATCCCGCTTTGATCAGGAGTCAGCAGCATGACCACGCTCTACACCATTGCTGAACAGTTCAAAGAACTGGCCGTCCTGGCCGAGACCGCCGACGAAGACCTTGCCATCGCCCTGCGCGACACGATGGAAGGGATCGAAGGCGAGTTTCAGGAGAAGGGCAAGGCCATCGCCATGATCACCCTGAACATCGACGGCGACCTTGAGGCAATACAGTCCCAGATTGACCGGCTGACCGAGCGCAAGCGGATCATCAACAACCGCAAGGAAAGCCTCAAGGAGTACCTGCGCAGCAACATGGACGCGGCAGGGATCACCAAGATTACCCACCCGCTGTTTACCATAACCTGTGGCAAGGGCAAGCCCATCGTGGTCATCGACGATGAAAAGGCCATCCCTGACGACTTCGTCAACGTCAAAGTAACCAGTGCGCCGGACAAGGCAGCCATCGCCAAGGCCTTGAAGGATGGACAGGAGGTCCCTGGCGCCCACTCAGAGATCGGCAAAAGCTCGATCAGCATCAAGTGAGGTAGTCATGATCAGCATCCTACAGAACGAAGTAGAACGCCTTAGGAAGTCTTCGAACGAGCTGGCCGCGCAGGTCGCTGAGTTTGTGGCGGCCGGCGGCGAGATCGAAGAGGCTCCGCCTTACAACTACAAGCCCAAGCCCATCACCTACAGCAACCAGATGCCGCCAGTGCCGAAGCCATTCGTGCGGCGCCGGATTGAGCCGTTCACACCGCCGCCGCCTAGTCCGCTTGAGATTAAGCAAGAACAGCGCCGCAAACGCGTGGAATGGGTAATGGAACTTGCGCCCGACCACACCCAGAGCGAAGTGATCGATATCACCGGAATCGGCAGGCGAACACTGCTAGCCATGTCGAAAGAGTTCGACTTTCAGTTCAAGCGATCATCACACGGTGGACACAATAGCCCTGCTCGAATCAAGGCTGCCGCTGAGCGCGAAACAATTCTGGTTGAGCGAATCAATGCATTCAAAGAGCTTGGTATCAGTAGGCGCCGACTTTGCGTGAAGCTGAAAATAACCGGCACTACGCTGATACGAATCCTTGAAAAGCACGCAATCGATTATCCAAAGTCTCGCGCAGGCGGCCAACGATGCGCCGCATAGCCCGCACCCAACAACGCAAACGTCAAACCTGGCTCGCACTGCCGGCCAGCGGAATAGAAGAGGTAGGCCATGGCCAAGACTCCCACAGAACGAAAACGCGACCAGCGCGAACGGGACAAGATGACCCAGGCGGAAAAAGAAGCCGCCCTGCTGTCACGACAGATTGTCACGAAGCTTTATCACAGCGATGACGCAGCGCTGAAACGGGTCATGGCCAGGACCGGGATCGACGAAGAGCAAGACCTGATTTCTCGATTCATCCGCGGGGCAGACCGCATGACCGACGAGCAACTGGCTGCGCATATTCGCATTGCGTGACATGCCGTCGTGACAACCCAAACAACCAATCACGCCACCCTGGCGAGGCCAGAGGCTGCACGGAGGTATCGCAATGCCTACCCCCCCCCCAACGCACTAAGCGAATCAACCTTTCGCGCCCTCGGCTTCGTAGGCGCGTCCTGCGGGCACTGAAAAAGAGCTACCAGCTCGCGGGCGGCCCGATCAAAAGGGCATGGCTGTGCACGCCCGGCACGCTGACATTCAGTCTCGGCGAATGGCGAGGTTACTACAACGCCAAGAACGAATGGGTGGCCCTATGACCCCTCATGAGTTCATCGAAAAGAACGTACACGACGATTTGCGCAAGCAAGGCTTTAAGGCTGGCGTGTGCTTCTCGGTATCCCGCGACGCCGTGGACTACTACCGCCAGCGCAGCATGTTCAGCAAAAGCGTTGTGCTGGATGTGCTGGCCTGGTCGAAGAAGCGCGCCAAAGAGTTGTCGCGGTAGCTCCCCCACTCCACCGCCCGGGCATGGCCCGGCAAGGACTCCCCATGCCTACAGAAAACAAACTCGCCGCGCCGCTGCAGGTGGAGCGCTCGACAGTCACGAAGCTGGTGATCACAGGAGCGCCACGGCTCGACCCGATAACGGTTTTCCTCGAGGACTTCGGCCGGCGCGACTGCCCGATTGAGTCGAACCCGAACTACCAGACCGCCCAGGGCAAGATCACCATCAACTGCTGGGGCAAAAGCTGGAACGCCTACTGGGGTGGGATGGGCCCGCGCACCGTCGCCGAGTTCGTCACGAACTGCGGTTGGGACTATGTCCTGAATTGCTTGGATCGCGGCATCAGCCCCACGGTCTTCAGCGGAAACGCGCTACATACCCTGGCCAAGAAGTGCATCGTCCAGCGCCGCCGGCAACAGACCGGGCGTCACGATTGGGAGCTGGGCGAACTGAGCAAGGACGAGGCCCGCGAGCTTTGGCACGACATCGACTCATTACGCAGCATCGAAAGCTCGAATGAGTGCTGGCATCAAAGCAGGCTTCTGACCGAATTGTTCGGTGATGAATGGCATTACCCCATCGACGGAAAGGCAGTCGAAGAAAACCACAAATTCACGTACCTGCGCCGGATCGTCGATGCGGTGCAACAGGGGCTACGCCAGGAGCAGCAAACCGGCATGACGGTTGTGAGTGCCCATGATCTGGTAACGAGG